TATGTCATCATTTTGTTCTGTTCCATATTCTGGAAATAAACTATTATTAAAACATAAGTAATCTACCAATCTTTCACTAAAATATTCAGCCTTATTCTTTACTGACCTTCTTTTCTTATCATACACTAACATATCCACAGATAAAGCATTATCTCCACCTTGTGGTTGTAATAAACCATTATTCCTTGGTCTTAAATATATTGATTCTAATGATTCATAATATGACCAATATAATAAACTATCTTGAATATAATCATCTACAAGAGATTTATAATTTCCTGTCAAAGTTCCTGCATCAACATCATCTATTATCTTATCGTATAATTTTGTTCCTAGTAATCTAGTTATGTGTATAATCTGTGCTTCTCTAATTGTTGATTTAATTAAAGAAGGGTCTAAATTATTGTTTATATCTGTAAATGCTTTTACTTTAGCTTCCGATATTAGTAATGTATTTTGCATTATATTATTCCTTCGTTTTTAGGTTTCTCTTGTATATTAACTATATTTTCTTCTATACCATCTTCTAGTATAGCATCTGAACCACTATCTTCATCTATTGATGTTACTACTTCTGTTTCATCACCATCTTCAAATATTCTTGTAGTTTCTACACCTAGTGTTACATCTAATCCATTTACTTTAAATATATCTGTAAATACTGTTAAGATATCAGATTGTATTGGTTCTATTACTGTTTTTTGGAAATGTGCATAAGCTTCTAACATCTCTGTTCTACCACCTAATTGTCCTTCTGTCTTAATACCTAAAATCATAGGAGATGTAATCCTATGTGATGTAAGTATCTTTTGAGTGACCATATCATTAACAGTAGTGTAATACCCATCAGCACCATTTTGTGGTATTGGTGTGATGACAGGTGCTTCTTCTTTGTTTGCAACATCCATGTAAATAAGAGAACCAGCATTATCACTTCCTGCATATGCTTCTCTTAATTGTTGTTCTATTACTCCTCTTTCTTCATTATCAGCATTTGTAAATGTTGTTATTGAAAGGGATGGAGCTAATCCATTTTTAATATTGTTTTTATGAAAATTATCTATTTCTGCATCAAGTGCTATAATGTTAAGACCTGAATTATAATCCGGTAGAGGATAATACCTCATACCTGGTTCATAGTTTCCAGCATAAATAATTTGTGATGGAGATGTTCTATCTAACTTATTAAATCTGTGTATATAAGTTAAATCTTCTTTTGGTATTCTTAATCTCCCTTTATTTTGAAATGCAGATGAAATGTAATATCCTGGAATAATTCCTCTTTCATTCATCTTATGTGCTCTTACATAAGAAAAATCTATGTGATATACTTCTGCAATTTTTGTTCTATCGTTAGACCATATTACTTCTAATGCAAATCCACCGAACATTACTTTATCTAAAGCTACTTTTTTGAATATATCATTCCAACTTTCACCTTCTTTGTTTGCATATTCTAAAATACTCTCATCTTCTGTGGTTAGTCCTTGACCTACAACAGCATCTCTCTTTGATGATATTGCAGTTCCATTTATAGAAGATTTGTTGTATAATTCAATTATATACTGTGGAAACTCGTTTGCTTCCCCATAATATACTACATCACCTTTATCATCTTCAAATACTTTTGTAGTAGGATAATAATAATCTCCGTATTTTGGTATAATGGTTAATTTATGTTTATTTAATTTTTTCATATTACCCTTGATATATTGTAAATTTTGCATCATCGTTAGATGTTATATAAAGTGTTTCTTCTGGTGAGACAGTACCTGATACAAACATTCTATCTGTTCCTTGAATAATTGAATTGTTTGATGTTGGTAAAAATGGATTACTCCAAGTTCCTTCAGTATCTGTCCATAATGGTGTTGCTTCCTTCCAAATATAGAAAGGTCTAATACCATATCTAAAACTTATTTCGTATGTTGTCCCCGCTTTAACATACATTTGACCAAGATTTGTAGTAGAGCCTGTAACAAGATTTATTGGAGTTACCCTCCATCTATTGTTATTCATCTCTAAACTCGCGGTTGCAAATGAACTTACTTCCGAAGAACCACTATCATTTGCTAAAGTTTCATATGCAAGAATATAATTTGACTTTGAACCTGTTGGTGGATTAACCCACGCAACAACCTCATAAGGCCATACTAATTCATTTACTTGGTTTTCTTTTACTGTTTGCATAATCTACTTACTCTATTATATAAAAAAGATAATAGTGGAGGAAATAAATCCCCCACTTTATCTTTAATCACTTTTATTGTGAAACTGTTATGCCTGTTAATGCACCACTCAAGCTTGAACCAGAGATAAAATCTGCTGGTGCAGGTTCTTGTGCAGTGAATGTTAAGGTATATCCGTTAGCATCACCTAAAGCAGTTCCTGACTGACCTTGTCCGGCGTTAAGTACAGCTCCATTCTTTCTACCTACATAAATAAACTTCTCTGAAGCAGAATCATTATTCGTTTCAACAACGATTTTTAAGTCTGGGTTCTGAGCAAGTATTTTTACTTGGTTTCTAGTTGAAGTTTGTAATTTCGCGAACGCGGCATTTACCGTAGCCTCGTAAAAGACTGTTTGGTTTTCAGTTGAACCATTGATTGTTTCTGTAAAATCAGAAGTTCCCCTTTGTAAATCAAACTGATAAAAGATTCCAGTTCCATCAATATCAGATATTTCGTTTGAAGTATCAGTAATAGATGAAACGGAGCCAGAGAGGATGTAAATCGCTTTGATTCCACCTGAATTGTCTCTACAACCTAATGCAAATCCACTTGTAATATCACATGCCATAATTTATTCCTCCTTTAGTTGATTATAGGCTGTTCGTTACCCAAAAAGATGGGAAAGCTACTTGAACTCCTAGTTTAGTTACTATTCTATGTTTCAATTGGTCACCATTGATGTCATACCACATTTGGAAATTATCCAAATCAGATACTAAATCAGTTCCTACTGCAATTTGTCTAGCTGGACCAGTTACGATTCTGTTAGAACCTGCTAATCCTACTGTTCCTACAACTCTTAAGTTTGCAAATGGGTGCATTGCTGAAAGTAATGAACCTCTATTCTCTACTGTATTCGGGTCATAGAAGTAGTTGTTTGCTTTTCTTAATCCAACGATGTATTTTCTAAAGTTAGCGATTGACATAAATACTGTTAAGTCATCTCTATCTTGTACATCTACTGATAAGTTTTCTAATTGCTCATCAATAATATCTAATAAATTATCAGATGTTGGAGCTGATTGAGATACATAAGTTGCACCTGAACCAGAAGCTAATAAAGTGTTAAGACCATTTACACAATCTCCACCACCAGTAGTTGCAGTCCAAATAAACTCATCGTTTTTCTTTTGGAAATTTGCTACTAATTGAGATGCATATTCTTGTGCGAAAGCATAAGTTTCAGGATAAGAACCTTCAGGTCCTAATAGACCAATATACTTCTTATCTAAATCTCTTAAACATAGTCCATCATATGAACTTCTTTGACATACTTCTAAATCTCTTTGAGTGTATGTTACTTGTCCAGATGCAGATGTAATACATCCAAATCCGTCTTGTATTTGTAAATCTACTTCTTGTAGATTTAAGGGCTCTTTATACTTAATCCCTTCAATTACGGTTACATATTCCGCAGTAGAACCAGCGATTACTGATTTTACTAGGAATTCACCTGCTAATTCATTGTTAAAATCTGCTAATGCAGATACATTAAATCCTGCCATGATTTTTCTCCTTATTTTTTGTTTTTAGTTTGTTTTTTAAGTAATCTTTCAAATTGTCTTTTCTTATCCTCGTTTATTGGATTATAAGAATTATCCCTCTTTGAAACATTTCTTGATTTAATTTCTGCTTTGGTTCTTTCCGCTGCAGGTGCTAATGCAAATTCTTTAACTTTAGTTTCAGTTGCAGAAAATTTCTTCTTCATCTCTTCAATTTCTTCTTTCAATTCTTCAATAATTGGTAGAATTGATTCAGCAATTGCTTTAATAATGATTTCTTCTTCTTCTAATACAACTTCATCTTCGTGTTCTTCAAATTTCTCATCAGACTCTTTTGATTCAGTTTCTTCTGTTTCTTCAGACATTTTTTCTTCTCCTTCAGAAATCTCAACAATTGAACCACCTTCGGTTTTGATAAACACACCTCCTTCCAACGCGTGTTCTCCATCCGGTGCTGCAACATTACCATCATCTGTTTTAACAAATATTGGTAATCCCACAGAGAGTTCTTCTCCTTCATAAGTAAGAGTAAGTTCTCCATCAGCCGTTAAAATTTCCCCAAAAGATTGTTCAGCAGCAACTTCTGACATTTCTTCTTTAGTTTCTTCCACAGTTTCTTCTACTGTTGGTTCAACTAAATTAAAATGTTTTTTAACTAAATTCTTTAGTTCTTCGTTGTTCATAATAAACTCCTTTTTTGGTTTTAACATTAATTGATATTGAACGAACCCTCTACTGCTTTGGAGTTTATAACTTTCAATGTTTTTCCATTGTTAAGTTCATAAGTTCCATCAGGCAATATTGCTTTTCGCTCACCATCTTCTAGAATAAATACTACTAAGGTTTCGTGGTCAATTACTATCTCACTTCCTCCTTTAGTAGTTCGGTAATAGAACCGATGTTTAGAAGCATTTATCATCTTATCGGCAAAAAAGCCTTCAACGCTAAATCCTTTTACTCTACCAGTCTTTACCCATTCCTTCCATACACTTGAATTTTTTACCTTCATTATTCCAAACCAAGTTCCTTTTTCATATTTTTCACCGGTTAAAGCAAATGATTTGTCCTTTTCAGGGTCTTGAACCAACCAAGATTCAACTAATACAACATCTTCTAACTTTACAGCTTCACTATGTTCTAAATTAGTCTGGTCTTGATTTTTGTTCATCAAGTATTTGTAAGCAATTTTTTCAATGGTTTCTTCGGTAAAATATACCCAAAATTCACCATTATCCTCATCAAAACGATATATCAAACGACGCGGAATCATTAAAGGGCCCGCAATAAGTTGTTTCTCATCTGAATTGAATTGTATTGTTGAGAATGCATCTTGTGTTGCACTCTTGTCTATTAAAGTTTTTGAATTAGGATTTCTATTCATTGTAGGTTTAGCATTAACAGAAGAAGATTCATCTACACTTCTTTGTTCTGTTTTTCTTTCCCTACCATCATTCTTTTCATACACTAATCTTGTCCAATAGTGTCTACATCCATATGAACCTTTGTATGTAAAAATATCATAGATACCAAATTGGGAATTATCACCACCAATTGACATCTTATTAATATCTTCTTTTCTAAATATTAAATTCTTATCTAATACTCTTCTACAAAAAGTTCTGTTTTTAGAATCCTTTGGACCTGTATATTTGTATCTAATTCTAAACTTACCATAATCTTCTATGGAAGGTTCGTTGGGTTTTGAAGATATTGCGAACTTTTGTTCATCTTCAATCAACACCCAACCTGCCTTCAAGTAATCCTCTTCGCTCTCTCCTATCTCCTCTAAGCGTTCTAATATCTTTTCTTGAGTATCTTGAGGTAATTCTTCTATATATTTTTTCTTTTTCTTTTTCTTTAAAAGTTCAGCTACTTCATCTAAAAATGATTGTGTTGCTTCATCGTGATTTTCACACGGCATATAAAATGTAAATCCTTCTATCTCGTGTTCATGTGTTCCTTCACAATCAAACATAGCAGCAGCTTCTTCTGCTTCTTCCTTTGTGGTAAAAAGGGGCAATCCATCTATATAATCTACTAACTCAAAGTAAAAACCTAAATAATCTTCTACATTAAATACATCTTTTGGTATTATATCACTACCTGTTGGTATATAATCTCCTATATCAGATACATCTATATCAAGTTCTTCTTTTCTAATTTGTTTTAACTTTCGTTGTGCCCATTCAACTCCTTCATCACCACCCCAAGCTAGCCACATCAATCTACCACAACCATCACCCAATTCTTTTTTAGAGTTTTGTCTATGTCTTTCAAATGCTGCCATACGAGCAATAGTTTCTTCTGATATAGGTTCTCCTTTAGCAAGTTGGTTTGCGCGAGCTTTGCCCACAGGTGTTCCACAATCACCCCAACCATTTTCAT